CATTATTCCCGCAAAGATAATGGTCTGACCGAATTCCGTTGATTATGAAAATCCAAAACAAAACTATGAAACTCTCTGATAAAACTGTAAACCTTCTGAAAAACTTTTCGAATATCAATCAGTCGATTCTGATTAAGGAAGGTAAGCAACTTCGTACTATTTCTGTGATGAAAAATATTCTTGCAGAAGCAACAATCGAAGAAGAATTTCCCAAAGACTTTGGCATCTATGATCTCAATCAGTTTCTGAATGGACTGTCACTTCATCAAAGTGCTGAACTAGATTTTCAGAATGATACTTATGTTGTGATTCGTGAAGGTAAATCTCGCTCGAAGTATTTCTTTGCCGATCCAAATGTAATTGTTACACCTCCAGATAAGTCTATTAATCTTCCTAGTGAAGATGTTTGCTTCCTTCTGGATACTAAGGAACTTGATAAACTTTTGAAAGCAGCTGCTGTATATCAACTTCCCGATCTTTCTGCAATCGGTGAAGCAGGTGTAATTAAGTTGGTTGTACGCGATAAGAAAAATGATACTTCTAATGATTTTTCTGTAGTAGTTGGTGAAACCGATTCTGAGTTTGTATTCAACTTTAAGGTTGAAAACATTAAGATTCTTCCTGGATCGTATGAAGTGGTTGTCTCCTCTAAACTTTTGTCTCGTTTTACCAGCACCAATCACGATCTCTGTTATTATGTAGCTCTGGAACCTGATTCTACTTTCGGATGAACATCTTTGTAACTTCCCCTTGGCCTGCTGAGAGTGCTATCTGCCTCCCAGATAAACATGTTGTCAAAATGCCTCTAGAGTGCTGTCAGATGCTCTCTATTGTGGCATCAAACAAATGGGGTCATAACTACGGCACTCTCCCTAAGGCTGATGGTACTCCCTACAGAACTGAAAAAGGAGCGTTTCGTAATCACCCCTGTACCAAATGGGCAATGGATAGTATCCACAATGCATATTGGTTGATCAAGTGGGGAATGAATTTGTGTGATGAGTATTCTGTACGGTATGGTAAAACTCATTCGTGCTATAATACTCTTGTAGATGCTTATTATCTTTTCCCTAAAGGAAAGATTACTGAAGTAACTCCGTTTGCTCGTGCTATGCCCGATGAGTGGAAATTTGATGATAGCATTGATACCTTTACTGCGTATAAAAAATATATTGCTTCTAAACCTTGGGTAAAAGATAACTATCTTCGTATGCCAGAACGAAAACCTAATTGGATTTGAATTATGTATATAGAAGAATCAACAGTAGATTTATTATTTTCTACTCCAGTATATCGAACAACTTTAGATATTGATGAAGATAAACTAAATGATTTGTGCAATTCTTTGGATAAAAATTATGAGTTTCATGTTAAACCAGATGGTGCTTTAACTGTAAATCAAAATATTTTATTAGAACCAGAATTCTTCGAAATTAAACAAAAAATAGAACAGCACTTAAATTTTTATTTGTTTGATGTGCTAAAAATAGAAGATTTTCCAATTTGTCATACATGTTCGTGGGTGAATGTATTCAAATCTGGTCAATCATGTGCAATGCATCAACACTCAAATTCATTGTTTAGTGGAGTTTTTTATTTGAAGTCTTCAGAAAAAACTGAAGGTCAATTGCAATTTCATAAGCATTGGGGATATAATACATTGAATACCGAAACAATTCAAATGCAACATTATGAGTGGAATATATTGAACTCAAAACTTTGGCAATATCAACCAAAAAGTGGAGATTTGTTTATTTTTCCATCACATTTAAATCACGCTGTATCTGAATGCAAATCGGATAGATATTCTTTAGCTTTTAATTATTTTGTTGAAGGAAATCTTGGAACATCTACAAATAAATTGAGAATAAAAGTCTTTTGATAAAGGAAAATTAATTATGAGTCGTGATGAATTCCTTTGGGTCGAAAAGTATCGCCCCAAAACAATTGAAGATTGTATTCTTTCAGAGAATATCAAAAAAACTTTTACTGACTTTCTAAATAAAGGCGAAGTGCCTAATCTACTTCTTGCTGGTCCTGCTGGATGCGGTAAAACTACAGTAGCTAAAGCACTTTGTAATGAGTTGGGAGTAGATGTATATGTCATCAATGGATCCGATGAGGGTAGATTCCTCGATACTGTCAGAAACACTGCGAAAAACTTCGCTTCGACCGTATCGCTTGCGTCAACTGCTAAACACAAAGTCATCATCATTGATGAGGCAGATAACACAACCAATGATGTTCAACTCCTCTTACGGGCTTCTATTGAGGAGTTTAGTGGTAACTGCAGATTCATCTTTACCTGCAATTACAAAAACAAAATTATCGAACCACTCCACTCAAGATGTGCAGTTGTCGAATTTGGCATCAAGGGCAAAGACAAAGCTAAACTTGCTGCAGGTTTTTATAACCGCCTGCAAGAAATCCTTCAGAAAGAAAATGTAGAGTTTGATCAAAAAGTTTTGATTGAACTGATTAATAAGCATTTCCCCGATTGGCGACGTGTATTGAACGAATGTCAACGGTATGCTTCCAATGGAAAAATAGATTCTGCTATTCTTGCATCATTTTCTGACGTTAATGTCAATGAACTTGTTAAATATCTCAAAGATAAAAACTTTACTGAAGTCCGAAAGTGGGTGGTCGGGAACCTGGATAACGATGCTTCAAATCTACTTCGTCGGGTTTATGACGTCGCTTTTGATAGTCTTACACCCCAATCTATTCCTGCTGCCGTTCTTATTATTGCTAAGTATCAATATCAATGTGCGTTCGTGGCTGACCAGGAAATAAATCTTCTTGCTGCCCTTACTGAAATTATGGTGGAGTGTGAATTCAAATGATTATAACTTTTCATGAAATTTGGTATTTTATTGAAACAACTCATGTTGATGAAACAATTCTTGAATTAATTCATCCAGAAACTGGTAAAAAAATTTGCCCCAGTACCTACATTATAGAAACTCACTGGGAAAAGCGATATGATATGAATGTTTTGCGAAATTTGTGGGAAGAATGCTATTCTTTTGTTGTAGCTGGAAGTTGTGTTACACCTTCTGTAAGGCAACTTATTGAAGAAGTTGAAAGAGATAATAATGTTTCTTCACAATCTCATATTTACATGGGAAAATATGGAAGCAGATCCTTTCCAGTTCATGCTGATAAACCCGATAATTTGATTGTTCAGTGTATTGGCAAATCTAAAGTTACGATTTATAATGAGTATAGTGATCGACATGGAGCATTTCCAGATGCAAATGTAACTGTTAAAGAACAGCATGTTCTAGAACCTGGAAATTCAATTTTTATTCCATCATATCAGTTTCATTTGTTTGAACCACTTACCGACAGATTGAGTATTAGTATTCCAATGGTTAAAAATGATTATTAGTGAAAGAGATGCTAACTGGGCTGCAGATGAGTTTATTCAATATTTTTCCCAGATGTCTAATATTGAAGACTATTTGCGCTTTGTAAAAAAAGAAGTAATTTCATCTACAAGTTCTCTTGTGTCTTTGGATGAAGAATTCTTTAATGCAGATATGCATCCTGAAGATATGGATTTTGACATTAAATTTGTTGGCAGCAGATTTCAGAATGCTGTTCCGCAAGAACATTATGTAAATCTTTTGAGAGCAGTTTCTTCACACAACAATGAATCAAATATTCCTGGGCGAGAATTGCGTTGGATGATTTATGAAAAGAACACCAAAAAGGTTCTTGGATTCATTCGCTTCGGTTCTCCCACAATTAATTCAAAACCGAGAAATGAGTGGTTAGGTAAATCTCCAGATCTTACTATTTTCAATAGACATGCAGCCATGGGTTTTGTGATTGTTCCGTCACAACCATTTGGTTATAACTATCTTGGCGGTAAACTCCTTGCATTGATGTGTTGTTCTCACTATGCAAGAGAAACTTTAAATAATGTTTTTGAAAAGGATATTGCTCTTTTCGAGACAACATCGTTGTATGGTTCAACAACAGATGCATCTCAGTACGATGGTCTAAAACCATATATGCGATACAAAGGATTGACTGAAAGTAAATTTCTACCACTTCTTCATGATGAGGTGTTTCATAAGTTACATGATAGATTTACTTTGTTAAATAACAATACTCCACTTACGGATAATAAAGCTTCATCCAAAAAAATGAAGCGTCAGACAAAAATGATTTCTATCATTCGCAATTCACTTCAAGACAAAGAAAAACTCGAAACATTTAATTCCGTAATTAATACTGCGTTTACTTTGACGCAAAAGAAAAGATCTTATATTTCTGATTATGGATATGAGAATGTCCGTGAAGTCATTCTTGGTGAACAAACAGAACTTCGTAAAGGACAAAACTGGGATAAGTTTGAACTCGATAATATAATTTCTTGGTGGAAGAAAAAAGCAACTAAGAGGTATGAAAAGTTGAAACAAGAAGGTCGTTTCAGAACAAAGGTCGAACTTTGGACAGATGATGATGAAATTCAAATTATTAGATAATGGAACTCAAAGACTGGTTAAATTCTATAAGTTTTAATAAGGAAAATCTTATTAAAGAAAACCCCGATATCGTTAAACAATATCCCCCATATATTATTAATCGATGTCTTTCTGGACACATTGATTGCATCATGTTTGCAAACGAGATGAATATGAATCATCATCTTAGTAAAGATCTGCAATATTCTTTTTATCTAAATAGTCTAAGGAAAAAAAAGAGATTTTCTCCTTGGCTCCGAAAGGAATCAGTCAAAGACTTAGAATGTGTTAAATCATACTATGGTTATAGTAATGAAAAAGCATTACAGGCTTTGAAAATCTTATCCAAATCGCAAATAGATTTCATTAAACAACGACTTGAAACTGGTGGAAACAATGGCAAACCAAACAACTGAACCTCAGGTAAATTGGGCTCCTAATATGATGGTAGAAGTCCTTTTAAATGAACCTGACGATTTCCTTAAGGTACGTGAAACTTTGACTCGTATCGGAGTGGCATCTAGAAAGGAGAAAAAACTCTATCAATCATGCCACATTCTGCATAAGCAGGGTAAGTATTATATTGTTCATTTTAAAGAACTGTTTGCCCTTGATGGCAAATATGCAAATCTTACTGTAAATGATATTCAACGTCGCAATCGCATTGTTCGTTTGCTTGGCGACTGGGGATTAGTTGATATCGTAAACGAAGATCTTGTTCAAGATATTGCTCCTTTAAATCAAATCAAAGTGATTGCTCACAGAGACAAAAACGAATGGATTCTGGAACAAAAATATAATATTGGTAAAAAAGGAAAAACTGCAGAGGCAGAATAAATAGATATGTCGCTCTTTCGTGCGCGACACGCTACATCGGAAAACGCTACCAATAAGTGCGGTTATTCACACCGCACTTTTTTTATTATCTTGTATAATTAGTAGTGGATGCCGAAAGGGTCCACAAAACACAAACTCGCTTTTAAAGGAGCTACAACAATGACTAACCTTACACGTTACACTGCTGCGGATCTTCCTGCACTGATGGATAAGATCACTCGCAATAGCATCGGCATGGATGAGTATCTTGATCGCTTATTTAATTTTGAATCTACTTCAAATTATCCACCATATAATCTTGTTCAAGTAAGCAACGTAGAATCACGTTTAGAACTTGCACTTGCTGGATTTAAGAAGGAGGAAGTTCATGTATACACGGAGTATGGAAAACTTTTTGTCGAAGGACAAAAAGAAGATAAATCTTCAGAGACCAACTACGTCCATCGTGGAGTGGCTCAAAGAAGTTTCCAGAGAGCATGGACAATTGCAGATGATACGGAAGTCAAAGATGTTAAATTTGAAGACGGACTTTTGACAGTTGAACTTAGAAAAATTGTTCCTCAACATCATCAACGAAAAGATTATATCTAAATAAAATAAAAACATATGAAAACCTTCCAGCAGTTTATGGAGAAGGTGGGAGATTTTGGAAATCCTCCACAAAAAACAAAAGTTAAATGTTATAAAACAATTAAGTATGCCATGGCTCCAGGTGGAAAGGCATGTGCTAAGCGTTCTTCTTCAAGTGCTGGTGGAGACTAAATAGAACTGAATATCGTCGGCGCAGAGGGGAAACTGGCACAATCCAGTTGACTCCCCTCTTTTTTATTGGTAGAATGGGTACATTGGAGAAACACTATGATTAAACTGTTAATTCTGACAAGCGGACAGTTCTTGTTAACAAAGATCGAAGAAGTTGGTTCTGAAATTGGAGAACCTGATTGTAAATTGACCAATCCCTATGTGGTTGTTGGTGAAACTTTGCAACCATGGTTAGTTGATGTGACTAATCAAAATGTTTTTATGATTCATTCTGATAAAATTCTAACAATTACGGATCCAAAACCAACACTTCTTGAAAAATACGAGCAACTGACTAAATGAAATTTTACACCAACGTACAATTAATTGGAAATCAGTTTTTAGTTCGTGCTTATGATAATGGAAAACATGTAATGTTCAAGGAGGAATATACTCCAACTCTGTTTATTCCAACAAAAAAAGAATCAAAATATAAAACCCTTGAAGGAGAAAATGTTGAGCCTATTCAACCAGGATTTGTAAGAGATTGTAGAGAGTTTTACAAAAAGTATGAAGGTGTAGATGGATTTCGTATCTATGGAAATGATAGATATGTTTCTCAATACATTTCGGAAAAATATCCAGATGATGAAATTAAATTTGATATTTCTAAAATTCGTTTGTACAGTTTGGATATTGAGGTTGCATCAGAGAATGGATTCCCTGATGTAGAATCGGCTTCGGAAGAAATTCTTTTGATTACAATTCAAGATTATAATACCAAAAAGATTGTTACTTGGGGGACAAATCCTTTTAGAAATAAGCAGGATAATGTCACTTATCACCAATGCGGTGATGAGTATTCCCTCTTGCAAACTTTTATTGAATGGTGGGATAATAACCATCCAGATGTAATTACTGGATGGAACGTGCAACTTTACGATATCCCATACATTTGCCGCAGACTCAATAGAGTTCTAGGTGAAAAGCAAATGAAACGTATGTCTCCTTGGGGATTGAATACGGAAAATGAAATTTATGTAAGTGGTAGAAAGCAGGTTTATTTTGATGTTGGTGGTATTACTCAACTTGATTATCTTGACTTGTATAAGAAGTTTACATATAAAGCTCAAGAATCATATCGCTTAGATCATATTGCTGAAGTTGAACTGGGTCAAAAGAAACTAGATCACTCAGAGTTTGATACATTTAAAGATTTTTACAGTAAAGGTTGGCAGAAGTTTGTAGAGTATAACATTGTTGACGTGGAACTTGTTGACCGCTTGGAAGACAAAATGAAACTAATT